CCGCGTGGATCTTCAACAACACCTTCTATCGTGTCATCGTTGATTAAGCGGAACTCTCGTCCGTGGATTTTGAAACGCGTGCCTGAATAAGCACGTACTAATACAAAGTCACCTTCCTTGCACCATGGACCCGTCGGAAACTTTGCTGCGTCCTTGTAGCAATCCGGTCCTTGTTTAATAACAAATAAAACAACGGTGCTGAACTCTTCCAACTTCGCTAATGAGTCCGGTTTAAATAAACCATTGGTAAATTTATCTTCTACCTCTGGTAATGCGCAGAGCATCCTGTATCCAGTTGGATTCGGAAGTTGCGTTGCCTGCTCTTCAGCAGTTACTGCTTCTGACATATCAGTCATCGTATTCCTTCATACGGTTTGCAAGGTCTTGGTTAATACGTTTAGCGATCAAGAGACCTTGAATCTGACCGCAAACGAACTTGTAATCCTCAAAGGTTTTCATACTCCCTTGAGCCAATTGTTCTTCCGCATACCTAATCTGTTTATTTATTTCCAGATCCAGTGCTTCGTGGAATTCCATCTCTACCTCTTTGTATTTCAGCAGCCTTGTCAATCATTTTGACTTGGTTGTTTTGGTTGTTAATTCGCTCGTTGGATTTAATACGCTCCTGCTCAAGCATGACCTTTTGCTGCTGAGCCTGCTGCTTTAATTGCAATTCAGCAGCATCCATCGCCGCCTCACGCTGCTCTCTTTGCTGCTTTAGTTGCAACTCAGCTTGCTGCATCTGCACAACCGGGTCTTGCTGAGCTTGTGCATTCTGCTGTTGCTGTGCCATCTGTGTGTTTTGTTGTAACAATTGCTGCGCCGCTTGGGCTGCCAATCGTGACAATTGGACCTCAAAATCCTCTGGCAGTGATGTATTTGGCGCAGGTAATGGAGCGCCTAACTGCTCTTCTATCTTGCGACGATATAAGAATGCTAGGTGCTCATTAATATGAGCCTGGGAGGCAGCCATCATTTGACCAGCCATGGGGTTTTGTTGCATTTGCTGCCTTAATAATGGGTCATTTAATGCAGCTTGATGCACAGCAATATGCGCTTCGTGGTCCTGATATATAAATGCTTTAACAGGTTTCATAACCAATATATCCATATTCTCTGAAATTGGATCTCTTGGGTCCTGTTCTTTTGCAACTGGTATTAACTTTTCAATATCTTTAATACCCAATACACCAAGCATACGTTTATGTAGCTCAGGCATATCATATATTTGTGGAGATTGCGCAGCTAATTGCAATACTGCTTGATACTGTGTAACTCTTTGGGCTAACGTTGTAGCATTTGGATCAGATACAGGTATTACTTCCACCGTATCATAATCGGCTTGTTTAGCTGCACGTCCTAATGGAGAATCAACGTCATAATTGTAGTCAGTCGGTAGATAATCTCTAATAATCGACGCTAATAATTTAAATTCCTGGCGCATTGAATAATGCAAACGCGCCTGTACCGCCGACATAACCTTTAATGTGCGTTCTAATACCGCTAACGTCGTACCAACTGGGGTATTTGCGGATAAATCGCTGATTTGCATGTCTGCCGTCGCGGCAAAACGTCTTCCTTCCTCAACAATCGTACCTAAAAGGCTATATAAAACCTGGCTTGGCTCTTTATAGGGCAGCGGTAGGATGTTATCCCTGATAGAACCTGACGGAACGTCTACATCACGGAACTCTCCAGGTGCGATTGGTGTGTCGTCACCCTTAACTCGAAGCCCGCGGGACTTCAAACCACCAGGTAGGTTCGATAACGTACCCGCATCCACCAACTGGCGGATCAAAGACGTACCTGATTTAGCAAAACCACCGACCAAATGGATCAAACCAAACCCATAAAACCCGAATCCGGGTATATAGGTGTAGTGCGTATAGTGCATCCGCTTCAATTTCAGCGGGTCTTCCTCGTACCAGTTCCTTCTAATGGCCAAAATCTCACTGGTACTCTTATCAATAGTCACAATGTAAGGCAATGCTATACCTGTTGGACCATCTTTATCGCTATCTTCAAAGCCTGGCAGGTCCAAATCCACGCACATTTCAAGAATTCGGTAGCGATCGTCCATGGTCGCGGACAATCCCTGCTCCTCTGCCTTGCGTTTTTCAATATCATCAAGGACCGTAGCGGGTTCTCCAAGGTCTACATCACGCCATAACCCTGCGTGCTGCAACTTTCTGACCTCATTTTTGGTCTTTCTCATGATCTGTGTGATACGTGGCGATGATCTAAGATCACTCGCGCCATATGGCACAACAATATCCTCGGCCGGGACAAACATCGACACCTGCCGACCTAAAGCAGGATCGTAATAAACCTTCTTAAATGCTGATCCAGCAAGGGAAAGTGACCACAACATCTTCTCGTGCTCCGGTCGATACTCAGGCATCTGCTCAGTTAAACGCCAATTCATATCCTCCATCACACGCTGGGCTGACTCTTCCTTTTCCTTGGTCAAACGCCCAACAATCTGCGTCTTTACCGGCCCCGAAGCAGGAAACGTCTCCATGATCGATTCCGCCTGGAACCGTACAGCCGCCTCTGACAGCAACGGATAGAACACACCACACGCCCCAGGCCATGGCTCCGTTCGATCCTCATACTTCATACCCAATAACTTCAACCCATCGACATAGGTATCAACCCATTCCTTCCTCGATGACTGGTCATTCTCAAAATCTTCTAGCAAATCACTAGCAATTGTCGCCAGCTCTCGGTCATCAATATACTCAGCAAGGTTTGCGTCATGATCCTCCGGCGTATCTCGCTCTGGCTCTAACGTAATCTCTAAGCCATCCACCGTAATACCGACAGACTCAGGATCTTCTATTTCGATTTCAATATCCATGGGCTCTTCAATTGCATCCAAACCCAAGGGCGCCTTATATAATGCTGGTGACATTGCCATAATGGCTCCTAGTAATAAGCAGCTTTACGTTGATAAACAGGTTCTTTATCTTCATCGTCGGATTGTAGGCTCAAGAACCCTCCAGTCCTAAATCTCAATAAAGCCTGCGTCATCGAATCCACAAGGTCATCATGCTCCCCCGCAGGAAACGCAGCAACCTCCTCAATCAACTCGTCCGCAAATTTCCTCTCCGGAACCCATATCCGCCCCGAGGCAAATAAATCCGACACCGCATTCAAACGCACTACCTTGTCGTTACCTTTCGTGGGGCTGTACTCACTAACAGGGATCCCCATACGCCTGAGTTCAAAGATGAGGGGGCTTCCCGCTGCTTTTGCTTCAACCAGAAATACATCTGGCTCCCACTCTTTGTAGGTTTCATAAGCCTTCTGCTTAAGCTCTGGGAATTCATACCGATCCTTAAATGCATCTAGCAAAATAATATTGGTATCACCCTCTTCGGTCGTCCACACACCCCATGTCGTACAAGCCGAAAAGTCCGCCCGATTACTCTTTAAAAAAGCCGTATCCCAACTCTGAATAATAAAATCCACCCGTGGCGGTCTATCACCATCCCATCGCATCCACCACTCTCTCTTTACAATCGCCCCTTCTTCTGCCGTCGGCTGCTGCTGATACTGAGCATTCCACTTACTAACCGGAAGCTCCTCCTTCAGCGCCAACAACTCCTCTAACTTCCAAAACTCTGGCCATACCGGCTTACCCGAAGGCATGATGGCGGGCAACTCAATTACCTCCCACTCATCACCACCCCTCGTCTGACTCGCCTTAATCACCTGCCCAGTAAGGTCTCTCAACGCCCATCTGGTCATCACAATAATGATGGCCCCGCCAGGTTGCAATCGCTGCCGTGGACCTGACGTATACCACTCATAAACCGAATCAAAAATATCCGGCTTATGCGCCGCCAGCTTCGCCTCTTGCTCCGAATGCGGATCATCAATAATCAATAAATCCGCACCCTTACCCGTTACCGATCCACCAACCCCAATCGAAAAATATTCCCCACCCTTATTCGTCGCCCACCGCCCCGCACTCTTGTTATCCGCCTTCAACTTCACATCATCAAATACAGCGTGGTACTCCTCCGAATCAATAAGGTTCCTAACCTTCCGACCAAACCCAACCGCCAACTCAGCCGTATGCGACGTCTGTATCACCTTCTTCTGCGGATTCTTCCCAAGAAACCAAGCCGGCAGCAAATAACTCGCAAACTCAGACTTCGTATGCCGCGGCGCCATATTAATAATCAACCGCTTATTCTTCCCATTCACCACATCCTCAAACGCCCTGGCCACCACCTCATGATGCCTGCCCGGTATAAACCCCGGCCACATGCGCTTCACAAACCCCATAAAATCCCTCTGAGCATGTGCCTTAGCATCCCCAGCTTCTAACTCCTCTATCTCCTTAAGCAATAACCGCTTCTCATCCTCCGTAAGAAGATGAAGCTTCCCAGCGGCAGCTTTAGCCAACTGCCTAAGATCCATCCTTCTTCCTCACAACCCTAACACTCCTACTCTTACCAGGCGTCCTCTTCAAATACCCCTGCTTACACAAACTCTTCACAAGCCTATGCACATTACTCTTACTATCCTGTAACAACACAAACCGTATATCGTCATACGACGGACCAAAGTGATACAACTCCCACCAAGTCTTCACCGCCAACAATACCTTAGCCTCCGCCTTCGTCATCCCTCAACCTCTTCTGAACCTCATCCCTAGCCTCCTCCCTCGGCTGCCACTCTATCTTCGGCACCTCCCCCATCGTCTCCGCATACCACCGCTTAGGATCCTCCCATATCGGCCTCTCCTTTTTTCTACCCCTCCCACCATGGGAACCCAAACCCTCTTCATGGGGGGCCTCTTCCTCAAAAACTCCGCCACGTGGCGGGGTTTCTCCATCTTCAGGGGGGTACCCCTCCTGCGGATCGGCAAAGCTATCGGTTGGTTGGTGTGGATCTGAAAAATTATCGGATGGTACGTGGGGATTATTGGGCCTAGTCGGCCCACCAGATGCCCGGCCTGTTTGTGGGGGTGGGGGTGGGGTGGGGGTCTCTCCCCCCTCCTCCGCCACCTGGCGCACCTCGACCTCGATCGCGCCGAGCCTGGCGAGCTTTTCCCTAAGCTTGGCCGTGGTGTCGCTGCTCCGCTCATGCGTGACGACCGAGCGGGTTTCGAAGGCTGCAACATCCGCAAGCTTGCCCAGTAGCTCGAGAGCCCTGAGCCGATCGCCGGGTTTTTGAGCGGTTCGGGCCTCGTGTTGGAGGCTATCGACCACAAATTCCCTTATCTGAAGGGGGTTCTGAGAATACCTCAATCTCTCCACCGCCCTTTGCTGCTCGATGGCTGATTTGATCTTAGGCTGAGCGGCTATGTGGCACGCTGTAATCCCCACTGAGCGGCTATCTGCCTGCGCGTCATACGCTTTAAGGTATGCATCCCGCTTACTCGCTCCCTCTGCCATTGCTCTAACAAATTGCCTTTGCTTAGGCGTAAGGTCGATTTCAGGCATCAATACCTTATCTGCCGGTATCCCTCTACCCATTGCCTTCAATGCTGCCGCTGGTAGCTCAGGCCCTTCCATTGCCATGCCTTCCCCGTGAGAACGAAATAAGAACGCATTATGACCGTTTATCTGCCGCCGTCAACCGTTTGTCCGAAAGGCCGTTTATCGCCGACCAATGGTAGGTTCTAGCTGACAATTGGCTATTGACAGCTGACGTGTTGTCACCGATACTAGCGATAGTGAAAGCTTAGCCCTCTGCCCGGCGTGCCGGGTTTTGGGGTGTGCTTTTGCACCATAACCAGAGAGAACCAATGAAAAAACTATTCAACCGCTTAGCCCTGCGCTTTGCACCCTTCACCGTCCGAGTTTATGCGGACGATAAGACATATACGCACAAGGCGCACACCTACCGCGAAGCACTCGCATGGGCCGCCTGCTATCCCGCCCACTGGGGAAGTGTCCACATTTCCGGCCGCTTTGAACGCTTCATTGGCGCAAGGGGGAAAGCATGAGCCCCGCCCCTTGGCAGTACGACATAAACAAAGACCGCTCGCGAGCCCTTATCGTTGACGCTGAAGGGTTCACCATCGCTTACGTTACCCGCACCGGGCCGACCGATATAACCGAAGACCTTGAGCTTATGACCGCCGCGCCCGACATGCTCGACGCATTAATGGACTTCGTGAGCTACTTCGGCCATGACAATGACAACGGACTCGACGAAATGCTTACAAATGCCCGCGCTGCCATCGCCAAGGCAACAAGAGAGAAATCATGAGCAGAGAAGCTA